GTCCGGTTTACTTCAAGCCAGATCGTATCGTCAAAGTTAACGACAATAGAACTGTTGTACCTCGTTGCCGCGCCGGTTGACCGAATAACGATAAAACTGTAACCAGCGCTCAGCTCGATCTTTGTCCCTTGTGCTATGGCAAACGGTTCAGCCGTTGTCATTATCTTGGTCGCATCTGTCCAGTTCGGGAAGTTAGACCGTATCTGACCAAGACGCCAATTCGTAATAGTTTTGTATAACCCATCTGACTGGAAATCTTTAAACGCTGTCTTGTCAGCATCTAACTCATCAATAGCGTTCTTTGCGTCAGAAACCTCTGCACCGATTGACCCCGCTGCGTAGGTCACAGAATCGTCAAATTCGATGTCGCCGGAGTCGAGGGTGATGGCTGCTCCACTCTTTCCGTTGACGCTCTGGATCACGCCGGCAGGTCCCTGGGGCCCGGTGGGACCGGTCTCGCCCTGGATGCCTTGGATGCCCTGCGGGCCCTGCGGCCCTGTCGCACCTGTCGCGCCGGTGTCACCTTTGTCGCCCTTCTGTCCCTGCGGCCCGGTCTCGCCCTGGATGCCCTGCGGGCCCTGCGGCCCGGTCTCGCCCTGGATGCCTTGCGGGCCCTGCGGCCCGACAGGCCCGGTGGCGCCCGTGGCCCCGGTCGGGATCCCGAAGCTCAGCGTGACTTCTCCGGTCTCCGGGTCGACTGTCTTCTCCACGCTGGCCTCGGATCCCTCCGGCAGCGTTTCTGCCTCGACGCCCATGTTCTGCACGGACTGTGCTGCGGCCTCGGCAGCTGCCACGCCATCCTGCAGGGCTGCGATCGTCTCGTCGATGACGTCCATCTGCTCCGGATCCGGCGTGATCGTCTCCGGCGGCGTCCCGGGCGTGATGTAAATTGTGATCCAGTATTCCCTCTCCCGGTCGTTCAAGCCCTCGTGCAGGACGATGTATGCCGTGATCGGCGCCGATCGCTGCAGGAGCTCGTTCGGGATCGCCACGCCGTTCTCGTCACCGATCTGCGGGATCGCGTTTCGGGTGTACTCGGTCGAGAACTCGACCTGGTACGCGCTCGGCAGGTCCACCCCTTCGATCTTCAGGACCTGTCCCTGATCCCACTGGGCGAGGGACGGGGACGCGGTTGCGGTGTTGCAGCCGGAGCCGATCACCGCGGTCGTCACATTCAAAGCCATGTTTTAATCCTCCTTGTTCCGTTTATGGTAGCAGGTATTCGATGCAGCACTCATAGGTCCCGTTATAGGTGGCGATCCCACAATGGGTAACCGTGCCGGAATCAGTAATTTTGATCAGGGCTTCCGTCAGGCCTCCCGTGGCTGTTGCTGCGTTGAATGACTGCGCCATGACGTTTTTATTGACGGCCGGTCTGTAGTCCGCTGCCAGGGTGGCCAGCACCTTGCTGTCGTATGCGTGCTGCAGGTTCGTTCCCGGCTTGTAACTAAAGTGCAGGACCGCGTACTTTCCGCAGTATGCCAGCTTTTGTGATGCAATGGTTACGCCGGACGCCGGTGTCAGGATCCCGGACGTCACAATGATGGTCTCCACGTCTCCGCCTCCTGGTATATCGTCTCTTGTCAAAGTTCGGAACGTCGCTTCCGCGGAAGTCTCGCCCGTGGCCGGGCCGGCGAAGACCGTATGCGGCGCTGCGATGTACGTCGGCGGATCCGGATCGTCCGGCTTCCCTCCGATCTTCCCGACCACTACATAGGTCCCGGACATCTTCAGGGCGATCACGCGGTCGTCCGGAGCCAGAGGCCACGCGCCGGTCAGGGCCTTGTAATATTTCTGCGTCGGGGAGCTCGTCCCGTCCAGGAGCAGGCGGACGGCCGTGTTCTCCGTGTTGACGGAATAGACGGCCGCGAGCCGGAAGTCCTGGCTGTCGAAGCCTGCGGCGCTCTGCCTTGCGCTCAGGTTCTCCCCGGCGTCAAGAAACGGATTATTCTGCATTGATGATCACCCTTTCCAGCGTATGCTGCATGGTCCCGCCGACGCCCATGGTCATCGTCCAGGCCTTCTCCACGCAGATCGCCATATAATCGCCGTACTGGATCCCGACGACGTCATTGACGCCGAAGCCGGGGAGCAGGCAGGTCTCCACGCTGATCGTCTCGCCCCTCAGCATGCTGCTGGTGACCATCCGGTTCGCGTAGACCTCCAGCTCGGCCTGGGATGCGATGTTGTTCACGTTGATGACCTGCGTGATCCTCCGCTTCCTTCTCGGGAGGCTGAGAGGGCTCTGCGGGTTGGTGTTTTCCGCGATGGCGGACATCGGCCCGCTTTTGTCTGCGTTGCTGCAGACACAGAGGAAGACGTTCGGCGCGGCGTAGACGTCCGTGGACTTCCGGATCCCCGGGATCATGAGGCTCCTGACGTTGGTGTCGTCAAAGGTGTGCTGGATGCTCTCAGCCTTGGCTTGCGCCGCCGGTTCTAGTCTGGCAGTGCCATCCTGGTCGAACCATAGCTGCTTGTAATTAATCTCAGCGAGCAGCTCGTTCACGATGCTGAGGTTTGACGTCCCGATGTTCCAGTCCTCCCGGTCCTCGACGAGGGTGTGTGATGTGTTAACTTTTGCCACGCTGGTGATCCCCGCGTCCGTCAGCAGGCTCACGACCACGTTCAGATAGTTGAGTCCCTGGGCAAAGTACCGGAGCGTCTCCGCGCAGCGCGTCTGCACTCTCCAGCACCGGTCGTATGCTTCGACGGTCACGGTCCTTGATGTGTTGTCCTCGGCGAACTCCACCGTCCCCGGGAGGTAGATCCCGAGGTGGTGGGGGACGCCGTCGATGATGATCGTCGGCCGGATCTCATCCGTCAGCCAGTCCACCCTGTCGCCTGGATCATAGAAAGTGCCCATGAACGTGGTCTTGATCTCCCCGCTGTCCATCATGGTGATGGTCGGCATTGACCCTGAGACCGGGTCAATGGTGCAGTAGTCGGCGCCGTTGCGCAGGATGGTGTATCGGAAATCAAGTTCACGTTTCATTGGCGATAAAGTCCTCCAGACTGTCCTGCTGCAGCGTGAACGTGTAATTGACGTAGAACTTCGACGGCTGCTTATTCAGATTCACCAGCACGCCGGACAGCAGGTTGTCCCGGTGCGATTTGATGATGACCGACTTTCCTCGCAGCTGCTCGAACGCTCTGGCGCTCTGTGGATCCTTGAAGGCGCAGGAGTAGCTTCCGGTCAGGGTGATGTTCTTGCCGACCTCGATGATCGGGAACTCGCTTCCGAGCACGTTCCGCACGGCGTACTCTTTCTGCCAGGAAAAACTGCCCTTCTTTTCCACGTTTTCCGTGAGGTCGATCTCCATCCAGTCGCCGCCGGCGGTTTCCGCGATGACGGCCGCGTCCGCTGTCATCGTGCCGGTCACCGTGTTGGATCTGGTGTAGTTCCCGTCGCTTTCCCAAAGCTCCACGAAGTAGCTGTGCTCACCGAGCGCGAGGCGGTCCGTGAAGTCCAGCGTGTTTCGCAGCGTCGCGATCCATTTCCCGTCCCGGTAGACGTTCGTCGTGGCGTCCGGGTCCTCGCTGCTGACGGACCAGACCAGCTGGGCGTCGAGGCCGAAGACTCCGGAGAGCTGGATGGCGTTCCCGGGTTCGTTCTGCACCAGGATCGTCGTCTCCGACCAGTTGGACCAGAGTCCGAACTGGCCCTGCACTCTGACCCGGATGACGTGCTCGCCGTCCTCCAGCGGCTCGTTCTGCTGGTAGGTGTAGACGCCGGGGCCGTATTCCTTGGCCACGGTTTTCCCGTCGATGACTACCTCATATGCTTCCTGCCCGGCAGCCTGCCACCGGACGGTCGTCCTGGGGACAGGTGTCGCAGCGAGGCCTGCAGGAGCTTCCGGAGAATGGAGACAGACAAACGACGCCACATTGTACGGGCCCTGGATCAGATCGCGGTTGTATGCGCTGACGCGCCACTCCACGGCGCCGGCGCTGAAGGTGTCGGCCGGAACCGTGAACTCGGTGTCCGTGTTTACCGTATCCAGCAGCGTTTTCCATTCGAGCTGGGATTCCGTGTCATACTTCCACTCGAGCACCGTCCGGAGGGGAAGGCTGCCGTCGTCGTTCCGGACGATCCAGGTGATCGTGATCGGCTTCGTCCCGTCTTCCACCTGGCCGATGGGAGAAACGCAGATCGCGTATGCTGTCGCCGCGGTCGTGGAGAAGGTGTACTGCTCCGTCCTCGTCGTGGTGCCGCCGGTGTCAGTGCCGGCGAGATACCATTCGACCGCCGACGCGACCGGGAAGGTGTTGGCCGGGATCGTCAGCGTCTGGATGTCACCGGAGACCGGGATCTCCGTCCACTCCTCATCACCTGCCTCGCGCCAGTAGAACACGGCGCTCTGCTGCGGATACTCACCCAGCACGCTCGAGTAGTACCAGCTGAAGGTGATCGGGTTTCTCGGGTCACAGTATCCGCTGGTCGGGCAGTCCTGCGGTGTGATCCTGGTCGTAACCGTATCAAATGTCCGGTTTCCGGTTCTGGTGGTGGTGCCGCCTGCGTCCGTGCCTTCGACGTACCACCGGATCTTGGAGCTGGTTGGGAAGGTGTTGGCCGGGATGGTCAGCGTCTTGATGTTCCCGGAGATCGGGATCTCGTTGTATCCCTCAGATGGGATTTTCTGCCAGTAGAAGACCGCGCTCTGCTGCGCGTAGTCCGTGTAGAATTTATTGGAATAGACCCACTGGAACGTGTGCGCCACCTTGGTGCTGATGTCGCTGCCTTCCGGGTAGATGACGGCGCTGATCTTGACGGTTGGCGTGGTGAAGGTCATCTCGTCCGAGACGGCCGTGTATCCGCCGGTGTCGGTCGCTTCCAGATACCAGGTGATCGTGGAGTAGGTCGGGAAGGTCAGCGCCGGCGCTGTAATGCTTTTTTCCGAGCCGGTCGTGATCGTGTTCCACGGTTCCTCATCCGACGTCCTCCAGTACAGCGTGGCGGACTCCTGGTCATAGTCTCCGACCGGCGTGCTCAGTTTCCACGCGAACAGCAGCTGCTTCCGGATGTCGACCTCCGCGCCGGACGGGTAGTCCGTGAAGAAGATCCACGGCGTCGGCGTGCTGAAGATCTGCTCGTTGCATTGGGCGGTGACGCCGTCCTCGTCGACGGTTTCGACGTACCAGTGTACGCGGGCCGCCGTCGGCCAGGTGTCGGCCGGGATCGTGACGCTCATCTCGTCGGTCAGGTTGATAACCGTCCAGTTCTCGTCCGTCTCCAGCTTCCAGTAGAACTTCGCGGAAGCCTGGTGGAAGACCTCGTCCATGCAGTACCAGTTCTTCGCGTGCTTCCGGAGTTCCCAGGCGAAGGTGTGCGGGATCCTCGGGTCCACGATCCCGGTCGGGTATTCCACCGGGACGGGATAGCCGTGCAGGACCTGCTCGCTGTCGTAGGTCACCCGGATCATGTTGACGCCGCCGTTGCTTCTCACGGGCTTCACATAGTACGGATCCGACCGGCCCCAGGCGGCGAAGCCCCTGTTCTGGAAGATCTGCTGCATGGTGGTCATGTCCACCGTCGGGTCCAGATAGCTCGCGGTCTTGCTGCAGACGGCGTCCCCGGATCCGGACTCGCGCGTCGCGATCAGGTCCCAGGTGTTCACCTCCGGCCGTCCGCTGTTCCAGGTCATGCTGCTCGGGTCGAAGTCGTCATAGATAGAGGAGAACCAGACCACGTCGCCGCCGTTGACCGGGTTCAGATAGACGTCGACGCCGGTGATCCGGTAGCGCCGCAGTGCGGTCGGGATCTCCTGCAGGCCGAAGAACAGGATCTTGTTCTGGTTCGTTTTTTCGAGGATCTCGTAGGCGCTCCCGGTGTTGACCGTGTAATGGGTGTCGGGGTGCGTCTGATCGACGTACCCCCACTTGACGACGTTAAGGCTGACGTTATTTGTGGCCATGTGCTCACCTCATTCTGCTGCGGATCCGGGCCGTCTTCGCCATCTCCACGATGTCGTTGAACTCTTTCACGCTCTTGGCGTCGATCGTGATGTAAAACGTGTCGCCGCCCATGCTCTGGCTTTCCTGGTTGCTGTAGATGCTGCTGCCCTGCGGCAGCGCCACCAGCTCCGGCCCTGCCTCGCCGACCCACGTCAGGCCGCCGCGCCAGTTTTCCGTTCCTCCGGCGTTCCAGCCGGTGTCGTAGATATAATTTCCGGTTGCGATGTCATAATACTGCCCGGTCGCGGGGTCATAACCATACCCGGCGTGCATGCTTTCGCCGCGTTTGTTGGCGTAGTATTCCTGATACTGGTCCAGCGTGCCTTCCTGGTGCATGTAGACGCTCTGCCAGTGGCTCAGGGTGCCGGAGCTTTTGCCGAAGCCCATCGCGTTTCCGATTCGTTCCAGGCCTTCGATCCGGCCTCCGCCGGCACCCGTAATAACCTGGAAAAGCCCGCCGATCACGTCCGCCGTGTCCGCGATCAGCGCGCAGAACTGTGCGATCCCGCCGAGCACGGCCGAGACCGCGCTGAGGCCCTGCTGGAATCCCGGGATGCCTCTCAGAATATCCCCGGCTGACCGCAGGATGTCGACCAGGCTTTCGATGATGCTCGCGAGGTTTTTGACTATCCCGGAGCGCTCCAGCATCTCGCCGGCTTTCTTTACGACATCCGTGAAGAGTTCCATGGCTGCCTTCGCCGCCGGCGCGAAGTCCGCGGCCAGCTGCTTCCGGTTTGCCTCGATCTGCAGCTGCAGCTTCTGGTAGGCGTCGTCGACCTCGCCCAGCTTCTGGATCTGTTCTTCGTCCAGGATGTACCCGGCGGCCATTGCCTCCTCGCCGTATTGTCGGAGCGCGTCGCTGCCGGCGTTGATCAGGGGGTTCAGCTCCTGGGCGCTCTTGCCCATGAGCTCCATGGCGATGGCATCGCGTTCCGCACCGGCCTGCATCTGGCCGAGCGCGTCCACGACGTCATAGAAGACCGCCTCCGCGCTCCGGAGGCTGCCGTCCGCCTCGTCGTAAATGCTGACGCCAAGGGCCTCGAACTTCTCCAGCGCGGATTCGCTGCCGTTTGCTGCGTCGCCCATGGCCCGCGTGATCTTGGTCATGGCGCCCTTGATGGTCTCCGCGTCCGTGTCGATCAGGGGCGCTGCGTAGTCCCAGGCCTGCAGCATCTCGGTCGGGACGCCGGTGATCGCGCTCTCGGCGAGATACTCGTCGACCTGTGCTGCGACCTCCAGTGTGAGCTTTCCGAGATCCGTGACGACCTTGACCACGGCTGCGATCGCTGCCGCTGCGGCTGCCATGGCGGCCACGGTGCCGGCGGAGAGGCCCTGCATCCCGTTGAGTGCTTCCTTCGCGCCCTGCGGCAGCTTGATGCCGAATTTATCGGCCAGCTGATCCACGGTGTCGCCCAGGCCGACCATCTGCTCATTCTGGCCGTTCAGCGCCGCGTTGTTCTCTTCGATCGCGTGCTGCAGGTCAAACTCCGCGGCCTCCGCGTTGTTCAGCTGCTGGACATAGTATTGAGTCCGCTCGCTGGCCTCTCCGTATTCTTTCGCGGCGAAGGCCACGGCCTCCCGGAGCTTTGAGACTTTGTCCTGCTGCTGCAGGAGCTTCCGTTCCAGCAGATCGCCGGCCTTTGTCAGGTATTCGGTGCTCTCGGTGTTGCCTTTGAACTCCGCCTGCAGCTTTCGCATCTCGGAGGCCAGGGTTTTATTGCCGGCGTTCAGCTCGTTGAGTGCCTGTTTATATTCTTTTTCACCGTCCAGCACGACCTTCGCGCCGACGTTTCTGGTGGGTCCTGGCATAGTTATGCACCTCCTGAGAAATAGGCCGCCAGCCGCGTTCCGTCGTCATCGTCGTCCTCCCTGGGGGATAGGTCGACGTACCGGGCCGAGTCTGGGCCCGTCGCGGCCCGGATAACGGAGTCCGTCCGGTGTCCGGAGTGGACACTTCGGCTGAATTTTGCGTCATACAGCTGGCAGAGCCTGGCCGGGTTCATGGTCCGCCAGAAGATCTCCTCATCCTGGTGGCAGTCGAGCAGCCAGATGCTGAGAAACCGGGCGAAGTCGATCCCGTCGGATCGGCCTGCCCGGTCGGTCAGTTTCCCGAGTTCTCGGGCGGATTCTCTTCCGGCGTATTCGGCGCGGCTTTTCCCGGCGGAGCCATGGACCGGATGACCATTCCCATGATCTGGGCGGTCAGCGTGGTGGAGATCTCGCCGAAGGACAGCTTCCGCTTCACCTGTTTGATGGTGAAGCGTTCCGGCCAGCCCTGTTCGTCCGCGTAGTCGTTGAGCATGGCGGTCAGAAATTCCACCGCGCTGTGGATGGCGTGCTCCGGGTCAAGAGCGTCCTCGATGTTTCCGCCGTGTGCGTCCTGGATGTCCTCCAGGACGGCCATGTTGCAGCGCAGCATGTAGGTCTTCCCCTCGAACTCGTAGGGGAACTGCTCCAGCTTCAGACTCATGTCAGCGCCGCATCCACCCACGCAATCGCGGCCGCTTCGCTGTCGACATAGGCGGACTCATAAAGCAGCGCGTCGTCGCTGTCGGCCATGAGCATCTCGCCTGAAGTGGTCGGGGTGTTGAAGACGATGTTCTCGCCCTTGGTCTGCAGGCTCATGCTGGGCGGTCCGAAGAGCGCCTTCGCGATCCGGCAGCACCAGAAGACCTTCACGCTGTCTTTCAGTGCCGGGCAGTAGAAGCCGAGGCCGACATAGTTGCCCTCGCTTTTTGCGCTGACCGCCAGGCCGGTCACGGAAGTGGCTGTGCCGCCCGTCGGCGTGACGCTGCGCGTCTTCTCGGTGAGGCCGAACATGAGCTTCTGTGCCGCGTCCTTGATATAGGCGACGCCCAGGGAGACCGTTCCGCCGACGGCGGAGGTCATGTACTCCGCGAGGCCGTCTTCTGCATAGAGCCTGGCCTCTGCCCGGCGCAGCTCGAAGTTGGCCTGCATGGCCTTGCCGACTTCCTGCCGGTCCGTGTAGCTGATCACGCCGTTGGTGTTTACATACTTTGCGACTTTAATCCCTCGCAAGCCAAACTGAGGCATGGTGTTTCCTCCTTATTGATTAAACTCGTTTTCTATCCAGTCCCCGATGACCTTCTCGGCCTGGTCCTGGATCCGATCGGCGTTGCGGTTCATCGCCGTGCCGATAAATGGCCGGGCCGGCTGGCCCTTTTTGCCGTACTCATTGACGAACGCGATCTCCGCGTTCCTGGTGGTGGTGTTTCCGCGCCGGCGGGTTCCGGTGAAGCTGATCATCTCATAGCCGCCCTCGGTGGTTTTCTTGGGCTTGCGCGGCTTGATCCGGTCCAGGATGTGCACGTCGCTCTCCGGATCCCGGACGCCCATGCTCTCGCCGGTGCTGCGGATCGCATCCGCAGCCACCGCGGCCATGGCGTCCAGCGCCTCGGCGGTCACGTCGAAGGGGATCTCCGAGATCCGCCGGAAGGCATCCTCCAGATCGTCGAAGCCGGTGAGCTCAAGTGTAGCCATAAAAGCCGCCCCCGTCCGTGTACTCGCATTCGAGGACCCAGTGCTGTCCGTCGGCGTCCGTTGCGTCCGTCGGGATCGGCCAGGTAAAGTCCTCGTCGAAGAGGGCCCTCTCCATCGCCAGAATGTCCTCTCTGGGGTCTTCCTTGTGCGGGTAGTATAAATGGACTTGGACGAGGTACCGCGCAGCGTGTGGCACGCCTTCCGCCCACACCTCGCCCACCTGGTTGTAGTTCCACACGACGTACCGGAGCAGCGGCCCGGTGTACATGTGCGGGAAGACCGCGTCCGGGAAGATGGGGGAGAGGGCTCGCTGGAGAGCTTCGGCCACGCAGGCATCCTGCAGAGTCGTCTCGCTCATCGGACCACCTCCTCGAGGATCAGCGTCAGGCTGTCGAAGGTCTGCGGGAAGCTCCGCAGGATCCTGTACCGCTTGCCCTTAAACTCCGCATATCGGATCCCGGTGAACCCGGCCGGCCAGAAGTCCAGATAGTCCGCCGTATTGACCTCCGCCTGGGCGCTGGCCTGCACGCCTGCCTTCATGCTCTGGTAAAATTCGGACTGACTGACGCCGTCCTCCCAGTCGCACATCAGCGGGGGAGTGCTGCGGTGTTCCATCCGGTTCTCAAAACCGGAGGCGGCCTGCCCGGATTCCACCCAGATCAGCGTGATCTCGTCGGACCAGGGCGTGTGCAGGATGCTGTTCACGTCTCCGTCCTCGCTTTCTGGCCGAAGAGGCGGTTATTCCGGGCCATGACCAGCATCCGCGGCATCGGCGCGCCGTCGATGCGGCTGCGCCAGAGCCAGCCGGCGTACATGATCACCAGATCCCGGTCGGCAGTCGTGTCCTCCAGGGTGATTCCTTCGGCCGCGAGGCGCTGCTGCGCTTCGCAGAGCCGGTCCCGGAGACGCCCGTCGAATCGTTCCGACTGGATCCCGAGGTCGACCTTCAGGCCGCTGAGCAGCTGCTGCATGTCCATCTGATCGTCCTCCTCGTTTAGTGTTCCGCGGCCTCGATGGCCGCGACGATCTCAGCCTTGGTGTTCCGGCTGCTGACGCCCTCGACGCCGAGTTCCGACGCGGTGGCCAGCAGCTGCGCCTTGGTCATCCCGGAGAGATCCGGGAGGTCGGCTTCGCTGTTTTCGGCCTCTGCGTCACTCTCTGCGCCCTCGCCGGTGCCACCCTCAGCGCCCATGGGCGCCTGGGTGGCGGTCATCCGGAGAGGGGAGGGCGAGCTGAGTCTACCAGCAGACGGGGTTATTCCCCCGCGTTCGCGGTGTCGCTCGCGAAGGTCATGGTCGCCGTCGGGGCGGTGCCGAGGATGCCGAGGGCCACGAAGGCCTCAGCGATCACGGGCAGGCCGTCGTAGCGGGCCGTGCCCTTCATGACGGTCTGATCCTGCAGGAATTTGACGTGCTCGCTGGAGGCGAACTTCTGACCGGCACGCTCTGCCAGCAGGTAGTCGTCGAAGTAGCCGCCGATCACGACGCCGTCGGGGATGAAGTCGAGGGTCTCGACCGGGCCGCCGAGCACGGGCATCGTGGCCTCAAAACCGGAGACGATGGCGCCGGCAGCGTTGACGCTGAGGGCCTCAGCCTGCAGAGTCTTCCTGGTGGTCTCGTTCATGCACCAGACCATGCCGTTGTAGGCGTAGTTGCTCTTCGCGGCAGCGGAGTCGATGATGATCTGCTTAAAGAGCGCGATGCCAGTCAGAGGGGACTGCGCGGTGCCGATGGCCTTCACGTTGGTGGTGTGCAGGTCTGCCCAGGGACGCGCGGTGGCCGGGTAGCCAGACGGGGCCGCGGTCTGGACCAGACGGCTGACGATGCCCTGCGGCATGTTCTGGGTGCCGGAGGCGTTGCGGCCGTAGAGGATCGCCTTGTCGAGCGCGAGGCCGATGGCCTGGCCGATGGCGGTCAGGACAGTGCCCAGAAGGTCGATGTCGCTGTCCTCGAGGTTAGCGTTGCAGATGGCGAAGAAGCCGGCAACCTTGAAGCAGTCGACCTGGGCATCGTTGAAGCCGAGAGCCAGCTCGTTCAGGTTCGCGCAGCACTCGGTCCAGACGGCCTCGGGGATGGTGCC